TTCACACCTCAATGGCAAAAACAGGTGCTGCAGGTGTTGCAGTATCTAATAACCTTTCTCAAAACCTAGCAAATCAAATAAACGCTGGCGGCAAATTCTATGCCGAAATGAAAAAGATCAGAACAACTACTGACGCTTTTAATACAGCACTAGAAAAAAATCAATTTACAATGAAGGAATACTTCAGGTATGCTGGTGCTTCTACAAAAACTTTTGGTAAATTATTTAAATCAGAATTTGACACAATCAATAAAGTTGCAAGAGAAAATGTAAAAACATTACAAACCCAATATATTAAAATGGGTAGAGATGCAAGTGGTGCACTTAAGGCAATGTCCATACGTCCACTAGCACTGGATATGAATGACTATGCAACTAAAACAGCAATGGCTGCTCAACGACAAGCACTGCTTAATCAGTTATTAAAACAAGGCTCTACAAATCTATTAAACTTTGGTAAGAATACACAGTGGGCTGGTCGTCAACTTATGGTTGGTTTTACAATACCATTATTATATTTTGGCACAGTTGCAGCAAAAACTTTTATGCAACTAGAAGAGCAGGCCATTAAATTTAAGCGTGTTTACGGTGATATGTTTACAACAACAGCAGATGCTACTAAAGCATTAAAGGATGTTCAACTACTTGCAAACGAGTTTACTAAGTATGGGGTAGCCGTTGCAGATACTATGAAGATGGCTGCTGATGTGGCTGCAACTGGTAAAGTTGGTGCAGATTTAATGGCACAAGTAACACAAGCATCTAAACTTGCAGTTCTTGGTAACATTGATCAAGCAAAGTCTTTAGATACTTTAATTTCTTTAACTTCAACATTTGGTATTGCTTCTGAAGATTTAGCAAAAAATATTGACTTTTTAAACGCAGTAGAAAACCAAACTATTCTTAACATTGATGATTTAACAACTGCAATTCCTAAAGCAGCACCAGTAATCAAACAACTTGGTGGTGATGTTCAAGACTTAGCATTCTTTATGACTGCAATGCGTGAAGGTGGTATTCAGGCTGGAGAAGGTGCTAACGCATTAAAGTCTGGTTTGGCATCTTTAATTAATCCAACCAAAAAGGCATCAGAATTCCTTGGTGGCATGGGCATTAACCTTAAAGGAATTGTGGAAGCAAATAAGGGAGACGTTAAAAAACTTGTAATAGATTTTGGTTTGGCTTTAGACAAGTTAGAACCATTGAAGCGTGCTCAAGCAATTGAGCAACTATTTGGTAAGTTTCAGTTTGCTCGTATGTCTACATTATTTCAAAATGTTATTAAAGAAGGAACTCAGGCTCAAACAGTAGCACAATTAACCAGTGCAACAGTCGAAGAGTTAGCAATATTATCTGAGCGAGAAATGAAAAAAATTGAAGACTCACCAATGTATAAATTTAAGAAACAAATTGAAGACTTAAAAGTTACCTTAGTTCCTATTGGTGCAGAATTCCTAAAAGCGTTAACTCCAGTTGTTGAGTTTTTCTCAAAAATATTAAATAAGTTTAATGACTTTAGCGACGGTACAAAACAATTTATAACATACTTTACAGCAATCCTAGCAGGTATAGGACCAGTAGTACTTATGTCATTTGGTTTGCTTGCTAACGGTTTGGCAAATATAATTAAAGGATTTACAGCCATTAAGGGAGTATTTAATAGGGCTGGACAATCATCTACCGTTCTGGGAATGCAAACAGACTATCTTACACAACAACAACTAGAGGCTGCCGCAGTTGCTGCTTCATTAGATCAAACACATATGAAGTTAACTCAAAGTTTTAATTCAGAAGCAGAAGCAATTAAAAGACTTGCAGCATCATATAATCAAGCAGTTGCAGCACAACGTGCTTTTGGTTTGGGCGGGGTACCAGGAAAGGGACCTAGACCTCAACCTAAAGGATATGCAAAAGGTGTAGTAAGTGTTCCAGGAAATGGTACTGGAGATAAAGTTCCAGCAATGCTTTCTCCTAAAGAAGCAATAATTCCTGCACCAATGGCTAAAAAATATGCACCACTAATTAGTGGAATGATTGCTAACAACATACCAGGATTTGCTAAAGGAAGAGATCCAAATAACAGTGCTATTTATGGTGGTCAATCTAAACTTATGGGTCCATATACTATGTTTGCACCAGGAAATACTGCTGGTGGTTTTGGAATGGATAAAGGTTTTGTTAATGAAAAAGGATTTTCACAATCATTAAGAAATTCAGCAATTGCAGCAGTTGGTGTAGAAGAAAATATGAGATTAACTAAAAAAGCCATTGAACAACTTGCACCAGAAATTACTATGTATACTGATGAAATAGCAAATGAAGTAAGAAAAACTGCTATAGATTCAAATCATATTAGTGAAGCATTTGCTAAAGCAAAACCAAAAATAGATGCAATTTTAAACAGAATGACTGCAGCGGGTGGCTCAGCAGCAAGATCAGTTCCAGGTTTGCAAAAACTCATGTATCCAACAGACGAAGATATTCGTCAAGGTGGAAACTTAAGAAAACCTGGTGTTGTATTTAATAATAAAACTGGCGAAATAACAAGGTCAACAATATATAGTGCTAGAACTGGAAATGCAAGTAGTTTTCAATCAAAGAGTGCAGGAGTTGAAAGAGTATTACCAATAGAAAATCCTGGAGGTAAGGCATTATCAAGAGCACATGTAGTTCCAGAAAATAGAGTTTTAGCAGGCCCTAATGTTCCCATAACTGGTTCAGGTATAGGGAATCCAACCAATAGAGCAGCAGTTGCAGAAATACAAAGAAAGAGCAGAAAGATTGCCAAAGACTTAAATATAACTGCTAACAGAGCAGTATCACAATCACTAGATAGTATGTCTCAAGGAATTAATGAAGCATTTCAAAACAAATCACCATCTAAAAAAATGCGTAAAGCCGCACAAGACGGAGCACAAGGTGCAATTGTTGGAATGCAAGAATCTGTTGATGATTTTCAAAGAGTTGGTCGCCAACTTGGACAAGCAGGAGCATCAGGTGTTTCTTCTTCACAATCAGCAAATGCTTTGTATGGAAAATCGACTGGCATTACAGCAACAGACAAATCAATTAGAAGACAACAAGATAAATTAGCAAAGCAAGGAATTTTAAGCGGTAGCAATAATCAAGGAACAAGCAGTCAATCAAAAAGTGCTATAGGACAAAGACTTTCTTCTGGTATGGGAACTGCAGCAATGTCTGCCTCTATGGTCGCAATGATGGGTTCAATGGCACCTGGAAAAATTGGAGAAATATCTCAAAAGTTAATGATGCCACTCATGGCTCTTACTCTTATAACTCCACTCCTTAGTTCTAAGTTTGGTGCATTAGCAGTTGGCGTTGGTGCTATTGTTGGTTTGTATGTTCAACAAAGAATGGCAATGGACAAAGCAAGAGATGCAGCGATAGATTTAGCAGAAAAAACTGGAGCATCATCTAAGAGTATACAAGAGTTAGCAGAATTTGCAGGTAATGTATCTGCCTCAGAAATAATGAACAGAAGAAGATCTGATGGAATTAAACAATATCAAACAGTTCAAGGTAAGACCACTTTTGGTGAATCTTTTGTTACTGGAGAAAAGGGTCAGGCATTAACTAAAGCAGTTGGACAAAACATTGCTGCTAATGGGGTTTCTGGTGCAGGTGGATCTTTAACAAATCAATTGGCAACAGCAGTAACTTCTGGAGCATTGTCAGCCCAAGAAGCAAGATCTATTGCACTTAACATGGGAGACCAAATGGGCAATATGGCATTTGGACTTAAGGTAAATGCTGAATTAACAAAACTTTTGGGACCTAATGGTGAAAACTTAGTAAAAGATCCATTAAAAGTAAGAATGGAATTGGTAGATCAAGGAAACAAACAACTACAAATGTCAAATGCTGCAGCAACAAGAGCAACCAGAGTTACAGGAAAAGATGTAAAAAGTTTTGGAGGAAATGTTGCCGCAGGTGCAGGTGCAGGAGCATTAGCAGGTGCAGTAGTTGGTTCAGTTGTTCCTGTAATTGGAACCGCTATTGGTGCTGGAGTTGGTACTGCAGTAGGTGCCATTGCTGGTGGAATAAGAGGCATGACAGAAAGAAAAACAAGAATGTCTGCCGCTGCTGGTGGAAATTTGGCTATGTCTGCAATTGCCTTACAACAAAACCAACAAATGTTAGATGGCTTACAAGTTGAATATGAAAAAAGAATTGAAATTGCTAGGGCTGCAGGAGATACTGCAAAAGCAGATAAACTTCAAAATGAATATATAACTAGTAGACAAAAGTTATTAGATAAACAACAAGAAACAACACAAATAATTGATGACAATTTTGCAAATAGCAGTGGTGCAATGCAAAAAGCATATCAGGATTCAGCAGATAAGATGGCTACAAAGGCATATGAAGGTACAATGTTTGGAGATGTTGTTCCATTAGCACAGGATGCAATTGCTGCTTCTCAGGGCAGCAAACTTGCTAAAGTAAGATTAACTATGGAAATGGCAAATAAAAATATAGATCCAGCAACTATGATATCTTTATTAGATTCTTTTGGTGATAACAAAAAAGACCTTGATGCAGTTATGAATATAATAACAAAATTTGGTGGAACCTCAGCAGCAAGAGTTGAACAAATATCTTCATTGTTTTTAGATAGCAAAGGTGAAATAGATAAAGAAGCACAAAAGAATTTCTTACTTAATGTTGAAGGTGCAGCAAATGATCAAGAAGCACAAGACACTATTGATTTTTACGAACAATTAACAATGACTGGTGGAGAACTAGACATTGCTTATTTAGTTAATTATTATGAAAATAATAAAGACGCAAGAGATAATCTAAATAATTTGTATGATCAGATTAAAGAAAATAAAGGAAAGTTAAGTTATGATGTTGCAACTACATTTTTACCACCAGAATATTTGGGTGCAATTGATAAAGAATATTTTGATAAATTAACTGAAAATGAAAGACAGGTTTATTTAAATGAAATTGCTACTGTTATGTCTATACAAGATAAGACTGTTTTTGATGGTGACCCAGAAGTTCAAAAATGGTTAGGTGAACCAGCCAGTATTGGTGGGGGAGAAAAATATAGAAACGCATCTTTTCCAGTTCAAAAGCAACAATACGCAAATGCACTTGGACAAAAGAAAACAAACGCAATGGATCCTACTGTAGCAACTCCAACTAAACCTGAAGATGATGCTGGAAGTGGCGGGGGACCAACAGGGTCACCATTAGACGACATAGTAAAAAAACTAAGAGACGTAAGAAAGGCTACACAGGAACTCACAGTAGGTTGGGATGCCTCTGGAAAGGCCTTAAAGAAACTATCCAAAGAGACATTAGGGTTTGGTGGTTTGGCACAAAAACTTAGAGGTCAAGGTGCTAATCAAAATACTATTGATTTTATTACTGGATTATCCGCAGAAGATTATGACAAATATAAAGGAATGTTTAAGGACATAAGTGTTTTACAAAAAGCATTAAACAATATTGCTTTAGGTGAATATCAAAATGATCAAGAAAAAATTGTTGCAGACACAAATAATCAAGCAGTTGCTTTTAAAAAATTAGTTAATGCGGGAATGCCAGTTGCTGATGCATATGAAGCAATTAAAGATAATGCATTTGCAGCCGCAGTTGCATCTGAAAAAACAAACAAAAGTTTAACAAGCATCGTATCATCTAAAGCAAAAGCAATAGTAGCACAATTTAAAAATGCTATGAGTATGGGAAATTATTCAGAAGCATTTGATCCTGGCTATAATGCAGCAATGAAATACTTTGATATTCAAGAACAAATTATTAGACTTGGAAGAAAAGGTGAAATAAATAAAGAAAAACTAATAGTTGATAATGCAGAAAAACAAATTAAAATAGCACAACGTATTCAAGCAGCAAACAGTTATTTAATATCAAGATATGAAGATGGACTAAATACAATAAATGATGAAGCAGAAAAAATTAACAACAAGTATGATAAGCAGTTTAAATTACTAGATAAAGTACAAAAAGTAAATGAAATTATTGCTAGACAAGAACAGGGAAGGCTGTCTGTTGCACAAGCACTTTCTGAAGGAGATGTTTATGCAGCGGCACGAGCAGCACAAGAACTTCGTGCACAAAATGCAGCAAGTTCACTTGAGCAACAAAGAATTGGTATGGAAAATGCAAGAGACAATCAAATTAATGGTTTGACTTCAAATGGATTAACAAGAGATCAATTAGAAGAAAAAGTTAAAAACCTAAAAAATCAAAATTACAGAATTGATCAAGATACTATTGCACCTCTACAAGAACAAGCAAGACTTTCTCAAGTAAAACTAGACATCATAGATGAAGAAATTAAATCTGCAACAGAAATATTAAGAATTGCTGGAATGACAAAAGATCAATGGGAAGAGCAAAGAATAAAAATTGATGCAGCAGATTTTGCAACAGGACGATACAATCAGTCAATTAGAAATTCTCAAGAAGCAGTAACAATACTAAAAGATAAATGGCAAGAAGTAATAAATAAAATGAACGAATATAATAGTGGAAAACTTGAAGGCACAGTTAACCCAAATGCTCCAGTTGGTAAAAAAGAAACAAAACGTGTAAAAAATAAAGATGGTTCAACAACTATATACTACGATGATGGAACTCAAGAAACAATTGATATACCAAAAGCCTCTTCTGGTAGCGGCGGTACAGGGGGCAACTCAGGAGGATCGTCATCATCTCAAAACTTGTCTAGTTTAAGTGCTTCTCAAAAAGCAACTTTGTCAACTGGACTACTTAAGACCGCTGCTCAAAATCTTGCCTATACCCCTGCTAAAACAATTTTAGATAATAAAATGAAACCAATTGCAACTATTCCAGCACAAGCCCCTAACGCTAATCAGTTAGCAACAGCAAGATACAGTGCTATGGCTGCAGCATATTTAACTCCAAAGAAAAAAGCACTTGGCGGAATGATTTCAAAATTTGCTTCAGGTGGTTTTGCAGTTGGAACAGACACCGTTCCAGCAATGTTAACCCCTGGAGAATTTATTGTAAGTAAGTATGGTGTAGATAAATTTGGGGTAGATAACTTAAAGGCAATAAATAAAGGTAACTACGAACAATCATCTTCAGTGTATAATTATAACTTGAGTGTTAATGTTAAGTCTGATGCAAACCCTAACGAGATTGCTAGAACGGTAATGATGCAGATTAAGCAAATAGATTCTCAAAGAATCAAGGGGAATAGAATATAATGGCAACTTTAAATTACCTTGCTGGTAGAAAAAAATATGGTAGACCACAAGCACTTATGTTTGCTGAATCTCCTGGTACCGTAGAAGAAGGAGATAACGGTATAACACATGTACCTCAAGGTTATGAGGTTGGTACAAATTCAGATCAAATTGACGAAGAGGGTGCCGCATTTTTAATCTTATCAGACCATAATCGTGGCGGAATAGATGTAAAAAATAACAGAATACAACAAAGAGAAAGAACTATAAACGGAAAAATGAGATCATTCTTTGTTGCAGATAAGTTTACTCTATCTGTATCCTGGCAAAATCTACCATCTAGATCTTTTAGTAATATTCCTAAATTTAATGTAACAACTGGAAAAGATAATGGTGCAGCAGACAAGTACACGGTAGATGGTGGAGCAGGAGGAAACGAATTATTAGACTGGTACTTAACCCATCCAGAATCATTTTATTTATTTATTTCTTATGATAGATATAGTAATTTTAAAGACCAGACAAACACTATGGATAGAATTAAAGAATATCAAGAAGTTAAAGAAATATACATAACTGATTTTTCGTATAACGTAACAAAAAGAAGTCCAAATACCCACGACCTATGGGATGTAAGTATAACTTTGGAAGAAGTATAATGTTTAAAAATGATAGCGTTAAACAAGTTTTTGAAGAGTCAAATAATGTAAATATTAAAGGCTTAGTTTTAGCAGAATGGAATTTTAATGATGCAGAAAATTTATTAAAAATTGGAAACTATAGGCATCGACCATTAGAAAATTCATCTAAATATAAAAATATTATTAATTTTTATGACCCTAACGATAGTGGAAATTTTTATACAGACGCAACTAATGCTGACATAGTAATAGATGGTGGCTATGACGACTCAGATGAACCACAACTTTTTACCTCCATTAAAGAAAAAGAAGCACAATTATTTTCTTTAGAAGATTGTTTTAATAAATTTAGACCAAGATCTGGAATAAATAAAATGCAGTACTTTAATAATAAATATTTTCATAATTCAAATTCATATTTAGCCAATAGACCAAGATACTATATGTCAGACAAAAGAGACTATTTTAAATATTGGAGTTCTTATAGAACAGAAGATAATATTGAAAGGGGAATTGCTAAAAATATACTAAATAGTAAAAACTATATAGACGACGTTGCACCATTTGTGGTATACAAAAATAGCATTCCAGTTAATAGAATTGTTATTAAGATGCAAACAAATGTTGGTGAAATTAATTTAGGACCATTTTCAACAGTTTCTGAAAATATAGAAGATCCATTTTATGGATATGTCAATCAGACAACTCCAAACACCTGGAAGGTTCAAGTCTTAAATAATAATAATTGGATAGACATAATTAATTTTAATGAAAATTCTGCAAGGTCAGACGGAAGTAATATTGTTGGTTCTGATGGACATGTTGAATTAAAGTATGGGATAGTTATTCCATCAAAATATAAAGATAATTTCTCTTTAATAAATATTCTTTTATCAACAACACTACTGCCAAGTGTTGCCTCATATGGTGATGCATATTTAGTTTCTGAAAACTATAAAAGCGAAATAGGAACCCTTTATGTTTATAATGGATTTGACTACGATTCATTTGTTCCAGAATATGGATGGGACTTGTTAGAAAGTGAAATAGACAAAACTTCCAGGGTAACCGAATTAGTAGACGTAATATCATATAGTAACACTGGTACTAGTAATATCTCACATAAAGAGTTTCAGTATATAGATGGAATAAGAGTTATAGTAAGCACAATGAACAAGTTTGATAGTGTTTTTGATTTAATAGAATTATCTCCAAGACTACTGGCCGACATAACAGATAATGTTACCAACTATAGTTTAAATAAATCAATATCTGATTTAAGCACAAACGGATTGCCAGTAGGTCAACTTTTAGCGTCCACTGGAAACTTAGAGTTAATAGATCCAGATATGTCCTTTAATAAAAATAATACAAATAGTATTGTGCATAAATATTTAAATAATAATGTTAAGTTCAGTTTTTATGAAGATATTCAAACTATAGATAATGCTCATCATTACATACCATTAAAAAAACTTTATTCAGATACCGTACCACAAACAGATGTTAAAAGTGGAAAAACATCTATACAGTTAAGAGATTATTATTTTTATTTAGAGCAAATAAATGCACCTAGTTTATTTTTGACAAACGTATCTTTGAGTTTTGTAATTTCTACACTACTAGACTATGCTGGATTTTCTAACTACATATTTAAAAAAATTGAAAATGAACAAGAACTTACCATTCCTTTCTTTTTTTGTAATGAAGAAAAAAATATTGCACAAGTTTTAAATGATTTGGCAATATCTTCTCAATCATCTATGTTTTTTAATGAAGAAAACGATCTGGTTGTAATGAGTAAAAACTATACAGTGCCAAAGTTATTAGATAGAACGTCAGACATTACTCTTTATGGCTCTAAAAATAATGAAATAAACAATAAAGAAAATATACTAAATGCCTCAATAGTTGATACCAAGGTTTTAAATTCTGGAAAAATTAACTATACTACTAGATATATTCAAAAAACTTTAGGATCAATAAAGCAAGCAACACTAATTGATAAAGAAAAAACTTGGATATATAAGCCAACACTGTTATGGGAAGTTTCTGGAAAAAGCAATACTAAGACTGTAAATGAGTCTGCTGCATCAATGTCATCATATGTTCTAGCAGCAATACCACTAGGCTCATCTCTATCAAACGAAATTCCATCAATTAGTCACAATGTATTATTAAATAATATTATAGATCTTGGAGAAAATATATATTGGATTAGTAACTATAATGGATATTTTTATTCAAATGGTGAGGTTATTAGATATGACGCAGTCGAATATAACGTTTCTGGAATAGGAAATATTTGGATAACTAATGTTGAAGATTATGAGAATTATTTTTCTCAACTACCCTTTAATGGAAAAATGTATCCAACTGGATTAATTAGAATTTATACAGAGTTAGACTATGTAGAAGTTAATGGCGTAAAGATTTTAAAAGAAGGAGATGTAGTAAAGAATGGAAGGGGTCAGTTTGGGACACAAATTACAAATCACTATGCTGGATTAAATCCATATTGGACTAATGAAAATAGCGTAAAGGGCTGTAATATGTACTCTGAATATTTGTTTGCAGATAAAGCATTAGATAAAACAGTTGTTGTTGGTGCGGCTGGAGTGAGCAACGCTATAGCAAAACAAACAACTAGGACCAGTATTATTAAAAACTTTCTATCAAGTTCTTATACTTCAGAATATGATAATAAAAATTCAATTAATAAAAAATCAGGGAATATACAATCATCTGCACTGGTTATGACTGGACCATCATTTACTTTTGAACAAAAGCCAATTAATTATATTAATTATGTTTATAAACCATTAGATAGTAAGTTTAAACATTTTGGTGCCAGATTAAGAATTATTGGCAAAGTTGAGAATAATGAAGTTAGAGGTCAAACACCAGTTGGAAGTATGACATATTATGTAGTTCCTGGAACTGATCCATCTCAAAATATAAGCATTGGTGGCGGATCTGGTGGCCTAGGAGTTATGGTTAATCCTACAAACAACGTGGGGTATTATTTTGAAATTGCAGCATTAACAGAAACCAACATAGATAAATACGCTAATGGCTCCACAATTGCCAATTTATTGTTTTATAAAATAGGAAAAGATAATGATACAGACATGGCCGTTCCTGTAAAATTGTGGTCTGGCTCAACTAATATTTTGGTTGATGATGGTAATTTTACTGGGCAGTATAGAATGACAGGGGAATCTAATCCAACCGTATATGATATTGCTGTTGAATATTTAGATATTGGACAAACAAGAAAATTTTATTTATATATAAATAATAACATTGTTGCTATAGTTGATGATACAAATCCACTTCCTATTTATAATAACATGTGTTTGTTTACTAGAGGAACATCTAAAATTATGTTTGAAAATATATTTGCTTTGGGAAGTAATTATGCTAAAAATGTTTCAGAAAATATAGACATACCATTTAATAAAATATTTGATAACCAAGAACTTACCTCAAGTGATGCATTTAGAAAATATGCCTTAAGTTCTGTAATACAATCAACCTATTTATCTGGAATAAGTCCTTCAGAACCACCATCTTATAACTTTTATTTTGATGAGTTTGGGTCAATTATGAGAGAGTGTGCATATTTTAATGTTAAGTTTGATAAAGCATATCCAGCACTATATTCTAAAATATCTCCAACCTTTAATAAAATAAAAGGATATACCGTTTCTGGATTTTTGCCAGACGCATACGGTGCAGAGTTTTTAATTTTTAATGCAACTGATACTATTTTGTCACTAGATGAAACATCTGGAAACTATTTAAGAATTCAAGGTGTTGCATTTACTCAATCAACAAATCACACTTTGACAGTAGAAGATTATTATAAAGAAAACTCAAACTATATTAAAACACAATATTTAGATGATCAGGCTATAAAATCAAATACTGAGTCTAAAGATAACTACAATAAGTTAAAAATAAGTAAATCCAAGTACGGTACAAAAGAGTTTACTATGGACACCCCATATATACAATCAAAAGATGATGCTGAAGCACTACTTGGATGGATTGTTAATAAAACAATAGATCCTAAAAATGCAATTGGATTAGACATATTTGCTATGCCAACAATTCAACTTGGAGACATTGTTAGCCTATATTATAAAAATTCTAATGATGAAGATATCATAGCACCAGAAAATAAAAGATTTGTTGTTTATAATATTGAGTATGCAAGATCAGCACAGGGTCCAACAATGAAGTTATATTGTTATGAGGTAGCCGATGAGTGATTCAATTCCAAATACACCACAAATAATATACTCTAGTTCATCAGATAGTTCTTTGGTCAAGGTTGCAGAGCCGCAATATATAATAGTTGGAGACGAAGAAGTATCCATAGAGACTATGTCTAATTTAATATTTGAGGATATTGGTGGACAAGAAATTATTAATATTGATAGAAATGATACAGTGTTTGGCTCTAATCTTGTTTATGATAATATATATAATTCTAATAAAATATTACAAAGTTATAATTCTTATACCCTAGCCCCAGTTTTTCAAACATCTTATGAGTACTTTAAAAACTTTACAATTGTTCTTGATCAAAAAATACCAAATGTTGCAAATGGTAACAATGGTGTAAACGTTTATATGGAATTATCAACAGGAGATTTAATTCTAGAATTAATTAATATTGAAGATGATGAACAAGTGGAGATAAGTATACTAACTAATGGAAGCGTCTATTATGATACAATATAATATAGGAGATTTAAGTGATTACTAGCACTGGCAAAAATATAATATTGAAGTACCTACTTGGTCAAGTTCCCTCATATGCTTCATATATCGCTGTTGGTTGCGGTGCAAGGCCTTTAGAGCCATACGTTAGCGGTACAAAGCCAGACTATTCAAACAAGACAGAACTAGATTTTGAAATGTTTAGAGTACCAGTTTCTTCAAGGGGTATAGTAAATGAAGACGGTATATCAAAAATTGTACTTACTGCAGAATTACCAACAGAAGAAAGATACGAAATAACTGAGGTTGGAATATACTCTGCAGGATTTAATCCATTATTAGGCTCTAGTGATAGCAAATCATTGCTATCCTTTACTCAATCAGAAAACTGGAGTATCAATGGTTCTAATACCTTGAATATTGTTGCAGAGCCATTGGATGACCCATTAATTCTAAACGTTATTAAAGATTATTTTATTGTTAACGGATCATCTTTAGAGTTAGATATTTTTCAAACTAATGCAGATAATACTATTTTCTTAAATACATCTAGGTATGAAAAGAATGAAAGATCAAGATTTTTAAACAACATGGTTTTAATGAGAGGAGACTCCTCAACATTTTCTGGATCAACAGGAACATTAGTTGGTGCTGGTAATTTTATTCAGTTATCTGGAACATCTGCAAACCTTTCAAAATATTCTACTTCTGATGAACTCAGACTTGCTTTTAGTGTATTAAATAAAGATGGCAATGATCCAGACATTAATACATCAAAAATTGCTGCTCGAATTTTAGTAGAGTTTTCTGCATCTAATACTCCTGGTGCGTATGCAAGAATGGAAGCAAGAGTTGATCATGTTAATGATGACTCTGCTTATGATTTTGATGTAAACAGATATTTTGTTGTTAACAAAGCATTAAAGGATATTAATATAACTCAAGGTTTTCCATGGAAATCAGTAGACACAATTAAGGTATATTCTCAAGTTTTAACTGGTGCATCAACCGCTGACACTGTAGATGGGTCTTACTATGTAGCACTAGATGCCCTGAGAGTTGAAAGCAAAAACAATATAAATCCAGCATATGGTTTAACAGGTTATACAGTTATAAGAAATATAGATTCATTACCAATTGTAAAAAGTCCTAATACTAGCAACTACATAGAGTTTAGGTTTGCCATGGATGTTGAATAATGGTAGATCAAAATATAAAAAAAGTTAGAATATTAAAAAAAGATTTACCAAATTATATAGGAAATAATGATGAACTATTTTATCAAATGAGATATAGAATTGTTTCTGAAGATAAGAATAGGTATTCACATTGGTCACCAATACACAAACTAGGATCAACAAGTACGTTTGATGAAATTGGTTTTGATATTGAAGATATTGCAGGAACGAGTATTACTCATAATGTTATTATAAATGATATAGCACATCTTGCAGAAATTTCTTGGACTATGCCCGCACTTTTAATAACTAATCCAACTAATGAAGAAAAAATATTACAAGAAAAACAAGCGTCAATAAAAAACTTTGATATTTACGTTCAGTGGAAAACAGGTGGAACATACGGAAATTGGACATGGGTTGGAGTTTCGCAGGGTACTCAATACTCTATGACATATCCATCTACAGGGCCAACACATATGAAGTTTAGAGTACAAAAGATTACACAAGTTAAACAGGCTTTTGATGCTG